CTACCTCCTTTCCCATCAGACTGTATAAAAGAAGGAGCCGAAGGCTTTTCATAAGCCCTCAGCTCCATTCTTGCTATTTTCGAGGATTTCCCGGACGGCTGCTCGCAGCTGGTCGGGAACTTCCTCAATCGTCTTTTTTCCTTTGCGGATCAGGTCTGCGTAGACCTTCACCATGTAATTGCTCGCCATCAGTTACGCGCCTCCTGTTGTAGATGTCACGGCGACGATCTGTTCGTAGACATCGCATAGCGCCATCTGCGTATCGGTGACCTGCCCCTCAAGGCTCGTCACCTTTTCCGTCAATGCCGCCTTGTCAGTCTCCAGGTCGGCTACCTGCTGCTGCAGGGAGGGGATCGTCTTACCCTCCGCCTCGTGCAGCTTGGCTTGCGCCAGATAACCGGCATAGTTGCCGAGGATGTCTTCACTCAGGCCGTCGTACATATTCAGCTCCAGGTGATATTCGTCGTACACCCACCCGCTGATGGTCAGCTCGTCCCGCTTTTCCTCAAACGGCTCGGCGTTCTCATAGAAGCGTACCAGGGCTACCCCCGGCTTATTAGGCTGCTCCTCCAGCGAGAAAGCGTTGCTGGGCGCGTTGTCGCCTCTTACTCTCATTTCGCACGACCTCCTTCAGATGTTTTACTCCAATCGGGTCAATGTACTTCACCCGAATTGTATGACTATTGCAGTGCTTCAGTTGCCCGGCGCGGCTTAGCAGCCCGGAGGCCTGGGCGAACATGATAGGCTTCCCGGCGTCAAGCCGTTTCTTGACGCGGCGGCATTGCCGGGTGAAGCGCAGGAAATTCCGCTTGCGCAGAATGACATGAGTGCGGGAAAAGCGGTAGCCGACCGCGCTCACCATGCGCTTTGCCGTGGGATAGATCTGCCAGTTCGCTTTCATGGACAGGCCGAGCCGCTGCTGCATGAACGCGGCGATCAGCTTCCGTGCCTTGTGCAGCTGCTTCTTATTCGGCCCGAGCAGGGTGATGTTGTCCATGTAGCGGGTCATATACTTCACGCCCGGCAGCGTCATGATGTACCTGTCCAGCGGCTCCAGATAAAAGTTCGCCAGCCATTGGCAGATGTAATACCCGATAGCCAGCCCGCCGCCGCAGGATTCGATGATGGAATAGACCGTCCGCAGAAAGCGTTTGTCCTTGATCTTCCGCGCCAGCGCCCAGATCAGCCGCTTGCCGGAGATGCTGGGGTAATACTGTGCGACGTCCAGCTCAGCGGCGTACTTCGTTCCTTTCGGGTCATTGCGGAGCGCGCCACGGATCTTCTTGTGGATTCGCTTCCCGCCGCGCCCGGGGATGGACGCGCAGGACCATGGGTGCATTCCACGCATGAGCACTGGCTTCATGGCTGTCACCAGCATCCACTGAATCACGCCGTCCGGCCAGAACGGGACCATCTTGATCTTTCGGAACTTCTCGCTGCTCTCGTCATAGATCTCACGCACTTTCGGCGCGGATGGCACAAAGCTCTCCGTTGCAACAAGCTCGTAGGTCTTTTCGACGTATCCGTCAAGGTCCGCCAGTACGCGGGCGATGTCTCGCCTGTTCCGACGTCCCTTAGCCGCCTCCTGTATGACGCTGCGGATAAAGTCCCGGTCAACCATCTTGTCGTAGAGATAGCCGACTCGTTTCGGCATAGGATTTTCCCTCCGTCCTTGTTTGCCTGCGAGGTTATTCGAGCCGAAGCCTACTAAACCCCGTCCTATGCGGCAATATTTTCACCAAGCGGTGAGGGAAAGCCTGCGCCAGTCAAAAGAAAAACAAGTAGTCGCGCGCCGACGTTCGAGTTCGTGTTCGACGAGGTGTTGTTCGCGTTGAAGTAGAAAAGGCCGGCATTGCCGCCATTGTTCCAGTTGCCACCCACAAAGAGGACACGCCAGCCAGAGTTGTAGTTGGCGTAGAAATCAAGCCCTCGGCGCATGGCGCAGACAGTCCCGGAGATAATTATACCTCCGGCCTGCCACGCATACGGAAAAACGGGAGAAAATAACAGAATACGTTATTTTCAAAAATCGTGTCGACGGGGCTTCGCCCCGTACCCCATTCAGCTTTTGGGCTTGCGCTTATGCCGCCAGCTGGTGCAGGCAGGAAAGCTCCGGGGGCTGCGGCCCCCGGTCCCCCATTAGGGGTGGAAAAGGAGTCGCGCGCCGACGTACGAGTACGTGTACGACGAGGTGTCGTACGCGTAGAAGTAGAAAAGGCCGGCATAGCCGCCATAGCCCCAGTAGCCACCCACAAAGAGGACACGCCAGCCAGAGTAGTAGTAGGCGTAGTCCGGAATATAGGTTGTTTCGCTTCCTCCGACCCTCGTGGGAAAGAACGCCCAGGGCATGGCAGCCGCTACGCCGATGGCCGTGATGTACCCATCGCTCTGTATCTTGGAGCCGATGTTCGTATAGTTGGTCGCGGTGTCATCTGCATAGCTCGCAGGGTTCAGGCAGACATATACCGTTCCGTCGGAGAAGTTGATCCCGTCGATAAACTCGAAGACATTGCCGTAGGGATTCTCGATGTGCCGGTACTGGACGGCGGTCTTTCCGTTCGTCCCAGCTGCGCGTCCGGTGTGGTAAGTCATGCTGTCCGTGCCGCCGGAAGAAATGGAAGAGCTGTTGCCGTCGACATAGCCGCGCCCGATTTTGCTCTGGCTGTCCCAGTCGGAAAACTCCACCAGATAGAGCAGCCAGACCGCGCACCAAGACGCGAAGTCATACTCGCTCCACTTACTACCCTTTCCTCTGGCACCGGAACGAGCCGATGCGCGGGTCAGGTTGACCAGCGGCGCAGCGCCGGTCTTGGAATAATGGCCGGAGATCGTGTTGTAGCGGCCTACATACTTGCCGGAGCCGGGGTGCTTGGTGAATCCGCTCTTGGCCTTATCCGCGATGTAGAAGTACCGTTTCTTGTTGGCGGCATCGTCGATAATACGGAAGTAATACTCGGGGATAAAGACGACGGTATCGTAACTGCTTCGGGAGAAGCCGCTCTGCCCCTTCTTGTAGCTTACGGCATTGTTGATGATGTTGTACTCGTCCATGCCGCTCCACGGGAGATAGTTGTCGAAGGGAGAGCTGCCGGCGCCGGTACCGACCGCAGGCGCGGGATTCGTGGTGATGTCGACATTGACCAGTCCGTTCGGATCGGTGGACTTTTTCAGGCGGGTCAGCGCCGTCGACTGCGCATTGTAATTCCAGCAAACGCCGAAGACCTTGACATAGGACAGCTCCAGCGTATAGCCGGTGTAGGAGCTGCAAGCTACGCTGCCGGTGGCCGTCTCGCCGTTCTTGGTGGCGGTGACGCTCCACGTGCCGGTGTTCGGCAGGTAGAACTTTGCCGTTCCGCTGCTGGTGGCCGTGAGTGTGGTGGGGCCGTTGACCGCCTTGACCGTAGAGCCGCTGTCGATGGTGACGGTGAGGGTGCAGAACTTCACCGTTGCGGTGTAACTGCCGCCGGAGGTCGACACCGACGCGGACGCCGTGGACGAGGATACCCCGCTCTTGGTGGCCGTCACGGAATAGGTGCCGGCATAGTTGACGGTCAGCGCACACTTGCCGTTGCTGCCGCAGGTGCCGGTATACTGCTTCGTGCCAAGCGTGGCGGTCACGACTGCGCCGGATTCCGCCGTTACGGTCAGCGTAGCCGCGAAGTAACTCAGCGTCACCGCGTACTGCTTGACCTGATCCACGACCACAGTCTCGGTGGCGGTGGTCTGCCCGTTCAGCGTGGCATACAGCGACCATGTACCGTAGCCAGGGAGATCAAAAACGCATTTACCGCCGACGCTGGTGCCAGTCAGCGTAGTCTCGCCGTTCGTACAGGTGATAGCCGATCCGGTGGCAACAGAGACCTCCAGCTGTGGAGCCACGCCGCCGCCCTTGGGCTTTTCCCATGTGTATACGCCGGTCTGATCGTTGGCTGCCGTGCAGTAGAAGGTCTGCATGGTGTCTGTGTTCAGATACGACTGGCCGACCGAGCCCTTCGTGCTGGAGGTCGGATCGGTCTTGCCGGTGAGTGGCTTACTTCCGTCCAGCCCCTTGGAGAGCGTGTCGAGGTCGCCGGAAACGCCATCAAGGAAGGTGTCGAGCGATTCACCGTTATAGGTCAGATCGGCCGCGTCGCTGGCGCCGGACAGCTTCCACTGATACTTGCCGCTGCTGTCCTTGCCGCTGCAGACGTATTCCTTGCCCGTAGCGCTGTCATAGTAGTGCTGCCCTGCGGTACCCTCGGTCGTGTCTGTCGGCGCTCCTGAGCCTGTTGCAAGTGGATAACCGTAGTCCTTTCCGGCGACTGCCGCAGAGATATTCCCGTTCCCGTCGCCCAGCAGCAGACCCTTGACCATGATCTTGTCCTGCTTGGTCTTTACCGCCTCAGTGATGGCGGCGGACATATCGCTCTGTGTGACGCAGGCGCTGGTGTCGACCGTCACCGTCCATGTGCCGGTATTCGAGCAGGAGATCAGCGCGTAAAAGGTGTAGACGAAATCCGGCGATTCTGTCTTGCTGGGAATGGGAACGCCCTGTTCCAGCTGGAACAAGGCGATCATGGCGGACGCTCCTCCGTCCACGCTGGCAGATACGCGGAACTGATTCAGCGTATAGGCCGTATTCGGCGCAGCGATGCGGAGCTTCAGGCGAATGCCGGAAGATACCCTCTCGCCGCCCAGCAGGCTCGCGGTCTGCTTTTCGTTGACGAGGGCGGTCTGTGCCATCATTGCCGCCGCCGCGACGGTGCCCTGCCCCGCAGCTGCGCTGTCGAAGTTCAGGGTCTTTTCATTCACCCACTCATTGAGCAGGCTGTTGCCGGCGTTGGTGATGACGCCGTTCCATGTTGCCATAGTAAAACACCTCCGTGTCAGTATCGAATGGCGGCCGCGCTGTCGACCAGCTCGCAGCCGATACAGGCCGCGCCGAAATACTCTGTTGCCAGTCCTCCGGCGTCGTAGTATTCTACCTCGTCCAGCACCGAGCGCAGATTCTTGTAAAAGTCAACGCGGTCGATCACGCGCTGATGTCTGACGGGGTCGACATCCTCATAGGTGGCGTCGATCAGCAGCTTGAAGTGGTACGGCTTGCCGCCGTATTCCCACCATTCGCTGACCTGCGTATCGGGGTAGATGGCGGAGATCGCCAGCACGACCGCCGCCTTGGTGCCGAGCCTGCGGTGAACATTCCATGAGTCTTTCAGCGTCCGGCGCTTTTCCTCCAGGGTGTAGTTGGCGTCCCACCAGTCAACCTTGAAGTCGTTCGCCAGAATGTCCAGCAGCTCGTTCGGGAGCCGGTCGATCTGTGAGTAGATCGACACGCGCTCGATCTCGCCTACGCGGGCAGCCAGCACCTCGGCAACAGCAGAGGCAAGCGCTGCCATATTGTCGTCATTGGCAAGGACTGCCGGCAAGGAGGCCAGCAGGTTTTCCTTCGTGATGCCGTGCGCCTTATTCATCCTCGTAGCCCCCATTCGTGGCCGTGATGGTCCCGACCGACGCAACCTGCGGCGTCGTGTCGTCGGAGCCATCCCGCAGCGTGGTAAAGACCGGGCTGGTCAGCGCCACGCGCTTGATGCCGGTCTGCATGAGCTTTCCGATCAGCACGGAGGGGTTGATGTCGCGCCCCAGCTTCCCGCACTGCCACGCGACGAACTCAGCCACGGCCTTGTCGACCGCAGCCTTGATCTCTGTGGAGCTGAGGGAGCTGTCCTTCGGCACATAGTAGGTGAAGGTGATATTATAGCTCACCTTCTGCGGGTCCTTGACAGAGACCTTGTCCGTCAGCGGCCGCACCGTGTCATCGTTGCAGGCGGTGAGGACAGCATTCTTGATCTCCGTGGTAGCGATGGTGCCGTCGTCCATGAGGACATAGAGGTCCACCGCTCCGTCGCTGGGGCTGTTCGCCACCACGTCGGCGATCTTGGTGCTGACCTGCTTGGCAAAGTAGATATACCCGCCCTTGGCCCCGGCGCAGCTGTAAGCGTCCTGACTGGCGCGCATCAGCTCATAGAACTCGTCGTCAGTGGCCTGGTCTGCGCCGTCATCGCTGGCGGTGAGGTTTTCGCAGCGCTCACAGTAGTCGAACAGGTCAACGAAGGTGTTGATCTGTCCCACTGCGTAGCCGTTGCCGACCGCACCAACAGTCTGGCAGCGGATCTGCACATCGGCATAGGTCTCGCCGATGGACACATAGGCATCCGCGACCGTCTCCCATGTCAGCGTACCGCTGGCGTCAGTGACGCGCGTACCGGCAGGAATGAGGATCGCCGTGGTCTGTGCCTCGGAGATATGGAAGCGCTCGGTGCAGACCGCAGCCTGCGCCGCCGGGCGCTGCGTGACATAGAACAGCTCAGCCAGCGCGTCCAGGTTTTCCCCTTCCGCGCGGCTTGGGATATTCTGATTGCCTGTGTAATTGTTCAGCCCGCGCTCCTGGATCACCACGGCGGCCACGAACTGGATAAACAGCTTTTCGGGGCTGGCGGGCTTCACGCTGACGCCGGTGATTTTTTCGTAGATGGAGATCAGCAGCGATTCCACCGCTTCGGTGTCGGTAGAAACAAACTGATATCCCGTATTTCTCTCACTCATTGATGATGTTCACCTCCACGGTAGGGATCAGCCTGCCCGGGGCGTTTCTGTCGGCCGCAAAGGTCACATTCACCACCTCGGCGCGGGGCTCATATTCTTCCACTGCCTCTTTGACCTCGGAATACATCATAGGCATAGCTACCGGCAGAGGCTTATCCACGAACTTCTGAGGAAGACCGAAGCCGCGATACAACGGACAGGTCCCCTGCCGCGTGGAAAGGATAATGGCGATATTCTGCAAGACAGAGCGGACGGTGTCAGTCTCATTGAGCTGCACCGCGCCGATGTCAGATGCGGTCACCTTGTAGCTCATGGCAGCTTTACCCCCTCAGATACTCTTGCAGGCTGACGGACACGGTGGCGCTGGTGACGTTGCCGCGTCCGTCATAGGTTTTCATCTTCATCTTGTGATCAAGCACGGACCAGCGATATTTCCCGTAGCCCTTGTTGCCGATCACCAGCGGGACGGCGATGCCGCCGCGCTCATAGTTCCACAGCTTCACGACCTCGGCGATAGGATCAACGCCGAGGTAAGCGGAGAGAACGATGTCGAAGGTCATCTTGTCGGGGTCAAGGCCGGTGAACTCCGTAAGGGCGTGTGTGCCGTGCCGCTGATGGGTCGCGTACCGGGCAGACCCAGACCAGGTGACATTATTGATCGTTTCGATCGTGCGGTCAGACACCGTAAAAACGATGTCGCCCAGACAGCCGACCATTCCCATGCTCAAAAACCTCCTAACACAAAACCGTCCCCGTTGAATACCGGAAGGTATAGGCAGAGGACGCGGTCATTCACCTTCGGCATCCAGTAGGTCAGATGCGAGCCGGGCAGGTGGTCGTGGTCGGGGAATTCGCTGGCTGTGCCGCCGCCGGTGAAGGTGTCCGTGATCTCATGCGTGTGCTTTGCGTCCGGCTTTATGTAGAAATTCGCTCCGTAGTGCTGGAGCACATAGAGCCAGTCCGAAATGATGCCTGTGTCCTTAAACTTGACACGAGCCCTGCGCTTTGCGCTGTCGACGGCCGTTACCGTGCCGGTCTGAACGAGCCTCGAAAGGATATTCTGCAGTTCGTCCATCAATATCCCTCCAATGTCTTGCGCAGCTTGACCTGCGTGGTATAGCCGGACGAGCCGACCGAGTGTGCAGCCTGCTCCACAATGTATTTCCCGTCCCACGCACCCCAGCCGGTGAGCTTGGCTGTGACGCCGGCCACGATATCCGGATTGCCGGGCAGCGTAAAGGTCGCGGTCTTTGCGTACTTGTTGTGCAGCCGGAGATATTTTTCGGCCTTGGTCTTGGCCTCGGCCACGCTTGCCACCTTCGCGGTGATCTCCAGCTGCTGGTTGTTCTTGGCCTTGTCGTTGTAGTCCTCTACCTTGACGGTGGCCTCGATGCACTTTCCTGTGCCGGGGTCTGTGTAGCTGACGCGGCAGGAAGCGTACTGCGTTCCGGCCGTTCCCGCGTTCAGCTTGTGCTTGGTGTAGCTGCCGCTGCCGCGGACGATGGTCAGCACGGGGGATTTCTTCTCGTAATCCTCCTGGTCGAAAAGTACGATCAGGTTATTGGTGGCTTTCAAAGAGATGCCCGCCTCGTGGCACAGCTTGGAGAGAAAGGCGATGTCGCTCTGCTTGTACTGCTCCACGCGGCCATAGGACGGGTCGCTGTTGGCGAGGAACATACAGGTCATTCCGTTGGCAGCGGCCATCTCGTTTGCGATGCCGGAAAGCGTGTAGGCCTCCCATGCCTTGGATTTCTCCGTCTGACGGATCTGTGCGCTGTACGGAAGAGCCGTCGCCTTGATGGTGATGGTGTTCGGCGGGCCGGAGGCGTCAACGCTGTCCAGCTCAAACTGTCCGCAGTCCAGCACCTTATCCCTGCCGCCGCCCGTCCAGTTCTCCCGAACGAACACGGCGCTGATCTTGAAGCCGGCGCCGGAAGCAGAGGCAGGAGCGGCGGCAGAAGCATCGCCGCCCCCACCGCCGGATTCCTTGATGTACGATGCGCTGACATAGGCGGTTTTGCCGTTATAGCTGACCTTCGCCCAGCCGTTTTCGATGCCCTCGACCTGCAGCTCCGCGCCGCAGACCAGAGCACCGTATTTACCGTAGCTGGTGCTGGGGCCAGAGCGGACATTCAAGCCGCTTTTGGCGGTGACCTTGTAGGACTTTGCCGCACCATCAGTCTTGGCCTTGGAGGACGCGGACAGGCTCCCTGCGGAGGCTGCTGCGTCGATGGCATCGGCCAGCCACTTTTTGAGCCATATATCATCGCGGTCCTGAAGCTTCAGCTGCAGATCGTCGGTGCCGTCCGCCTCCTTGTCGGTGTAGGTGGCCGACAGGAAATAGGGGCGCATACTGCCGGTGATGTCCGCGCCCTGGAAAAATATCTGCGCCGTGACGCGGCGCGCCTGATTCGGGCTGCTCATCCGACCACCTGCTTCCACGGGGGCAAGGCATCGCCGACATCCTCAGCAGGGTCGGGCAGCTTCAGCACGATCCCGGCCGGAAAGGTGTAGTACCCGAGATACTGCGGATTGAGATTCATCAGCCGGTCGGTGTACGCTTCGCTCCCCAGCTGGGAGAAGGCGATGCTGTCCCACATATCGCCCTGAATGGTGGTGTAGGTCTTACTCATTTGTAGGCCCTCCTTGCGGTGTCGATGCCGGCCTCCTCCATGACTTCAAGGACGCGCTCGGCGAACTCGTCTCCGTACTCACGCAGAGCTTCCACCGTCTCGGGCGATGCGCTGCCGTTGATCTGAAACACGATCTGCAGCTCCACCGATCCGGCGCCGGAGCCTGCGCCCGGCTCCGCCGAAAGCGCGCCGTCGCCATGGATGGCGTGCAGTGCCTCCAGCAGCTGCGGGGCGAAGGTGATGGCCTGGATCTCCATGCTCTCGCGCATAGCGGCGGTCTCCTCGGCGGTCATGACCTGCTCGCCGCCGTTGAAGTAGACCAGCTCCGGGCCGTTTTCGCCGACGAGGGCAAAGCCGGGTGCGGCGGACTGCGTACCAACTGCGTAGCCGGGAATGCTGCCGGCCGTTCCGGTACCGGACGCGGACAGTGCGGCTCTGGCTGCGGCGGCGACGCGGTTGTAGGCAGCGGTCACCTGGGGCAGCATACCGACAGCTCCGTCGATAAATCCCTGAATGGTGGCCTGCGCGCTTGCCTTGGCCTCGTCGCCAAGGTCCATCGCTTCAATGTCCTCAGCAAGCGCCGTCTGCAGCTCGTCCATGGTGGCCGTGAAGTCGGTCTTGAGGTCGGCTACGCTCCCCGCTGCGTTCTGCTGCTCCTGCTGCAGAGTCTTCCAGTTGGCTACCATCGTGGCCAGCTGCTCGTCGGTGGCGCCTGCCATGCCGGCGATCGCGTTCACGCTGTCGGAGCTGCCGTCAGCAAAGGAGGCGATCATGTCGCTCAGCCCCTCGATGTCGGCGCTGCGGTCAGTCAGGGATTGCAGGTTGGCGTTGTAGTCCTGCCAGTAGGTGATCTGGCTCTCCAGCGCGGAATTGATGCTGCCTGCGCTGGTTGCAACGACCTTTGCGGCCTCGTCCCAAAGCTGATACTGTCCGGATATGCTTTCGTATGCCGCGCTGTACGCCTCGTTGTAGGACTCCACAAGGGCGTTGATCTTTTCCTGCACGCCGGAGATGGCAGCCTGGAACTCGCTAACCTGTGCAGCAGCCTCCTCGGACGCGCCAGTGCCTTCGTTCATGGAGGCGGTCAGATTCTTGACCGCCTCTTCCGCGAGGGCGATCTCCGCCTCAGCATCGGAAACGGCGTCTGCGTCTTCTTCCATCGCCTTGTTGTAATTTTTGATGGACTTCTCAGCCGCCCATATCTCGTTGTTGGTGTCGTAGATGGAGTTTTGCAGGTCGTAGTATTCCTGCGAGAGAAAAGCGGTCGCATCGGTGTAATAGCCGTACTGGTCGTAATAGGCATCCGCCTGCTTCTGCGCGTCTGCCCATAGCGCATCCATCTGCGCGTAGGTATCAGACAGCTTCTGCTGGGCGGCCTCCAGACTGTACTGCGCCTTGGTGAGTCCGATGCTGTTTTCTTCTGCCTCGATCAGCACGGCGGAATACTGGGAGTACAGCTCGGTGAGCTGATCCTGATAGGCCTGCTGCATGGCATTCTGCTTCCACGCCTCGGTGTTGGCGCGGAGCGCTTCGGTGCCACCATTGATGGTGTCGGTTTCGAGGTCGATATAATCGGCCAGCTCCGGTACCACCTGGCAGAGCAGAGCCAGGGTGTTGTGGTACTGCCTGTGCTGCTCGTCGGTATTGAGCCCTGCCGCCTCCATCTCCTCCAGCTTGCCGATGTAGGTGTCTGCGACGCCTGCAGCGGCCATGGTGGAGGTAACGGTATCATCATAGGTGGCCTTGGCCTCGTCCATCGCCTCCCGCATTCCGCGGGCGGCTTCGGTCAGCTCCTTCACACTGGGTACGGCGTCATTCGCCGCAGCGGTGGCCAGGGCAACGATGCCCGCCGTGATTGCGGCCACGGCAGCGGTAACGCCCATGATGACATTGACGCCGGGGATCGCCGCTGTGAGAATGGCACTGGCGGCTGCGGCTATCTTTGCAGCGACCGCATAGGCAGCCAGCGCGGCGACGACCGCGCCGATCACGCCTGCAAAGGCGGTGATGGCATTGACCAACGCCGGGTTCTTCTGAATGAACGCCGTAATGCTGTTGAGGACCTTCGTGCCGACACCGTAAGCCTCGCTGAGCGCGGGAGTATAGGCGTCGCCGATGGCTACCTTGAGGTTGTTGTAGGCGTTCTGCATCATGGTCAACCGGCTCTGCGCGGTGGCGTAGCGCTTGTTGGCCTCGTTGGTGAGGGCGGTATTCTGCTGCCAGGCGGTATTTGCAGTGTTCACCGCGCCGGTCATCTGGTCTGCGGCAAGACCCAGGGCTTTGAGCATATTGCTCTGCCGGATGCCGGTCAGACCCAAGTCTTCCAGTACGAGGACGGTGCTCTCGCCCTGCTCGTCCAGCTTGCCGAGCCCGCCGATGAAGGAAGTCAGGGCGCTCATGGCGTCGTTCTTCCATGCAGAAGAGAATTCTTCGGAAGACATACCCGCGATACGGGCGAACTCCGCGAGGTCGTCTCCACCCTTTGCAACGGCCTTTTCAATGGCGTTGAGCGTCTGGGTCATGGCGGTACCGCCTGCCTCTGCTTCGATGCCGACAGAGGACATTGCCGCCGCCAGAGCCATGATCTCCGGCTCGGTCAGCCCGGCCAGCTTACCCGCCGACGCCAGGCGCGTACCCATCGCCACGATCTCGGATTCCGTCGTGGCGAAGTTGTTGCCAAGGTCAACGATGACAGAGCCGAGCCGTCCGTAATTGTCCGTTGCCATGCCGGTAATGTTGGCGAAGCGCGCAAGGGCGGTTGCTGCCTCGTCAGCTGTCATGTTGGTGGCAGTGCCGAGCATGGTCATGATCTCGGTGAAGTCCAGCAGGGCGTCCTTTTGGATGCCGAGCTGTCCCGCGGCTTCGGCTACCGCTGCGATCTCCTCTGTGGTGGCGGGGATCTCCGTGGACAGCGCCTTGATGGAATCCGACATTGCCGCCAGTTCCTCGTCTGTGAGGTCTGTGGTCTTGGCGACGCCGGTAATGGCGCTCTCAAAGTCCATCGACGCCTGCGCGCAGCTGGCGAAGTATTCGTAGATCTCTTTCAGGGCGACGGCGATGCCTGCGGCCACGATGGCCTCGTGTACCTGATTAAAGGCCTGCCCCGCCTTGTCGCCGAAGGTCATAGCTTTATCGGCGGCCTCGCCCTGCTTCTTTTTCAGCGTGTCGATCTTGCCGGCAAGCTGCTCGGAGCTGTGGGAGAGGTCGTCGGTATTGACGCCCGCCTCTTCCAAAGCCCCGCTCAGCTCGTTCAGCTTTGCCGTCTGCTTCTCCAGCGAGGCGGAGGTCTTGTCGATCTGAAGCTGCTTTGCCAGCAGCTTGTTCTTCATGTCGGCGGACTCGTTGCCGGTCTCCTCCATCTCCCGCTGGATATTGTCATATTGCTGCCGCAGCATTTCCAGCCGCTTCCGTGTCGCTTCCACGGCTGCCTGCTGCTTTTGGAATGCGGAAATATCCGCCTGTGTCTTGGAGAGGGCCTGAATTTCTTTCTGCATGGACACAATTTCCTGCTGAGCGGCCTTGAAGGTCTTGCTGTAACTGCCTCCAAGCTGCGCGTTCAGCTGGAATAGCATCTCATACTCTTTGCGGCCTGCCATAGACGGCCCTCCTTTCAGATTTATTTATTCTTGCGTCGCTCCCGCGCCTCCTTCACAAGCTGGTTGCTGACTTTGATCCACTTGCACAGGGACGGCAGGGGCAGCGACAGCCAGTAGGAAACGGGAGTCTGATTGGTTTTAGCCATCGTAAGACATTGCCTGCGGAGCCAGACGCCGCCGTCGCCGGTTACAGCTCCGATGCCAGCAAAAAAGAGCGAGCCTTGCCTCTGACGCGGTTGAACTCGAAGATGGGCAGGGCGCGCAGGGCGTCGTCGCCGATACGGCGGGGACGGCCGCTGGCGTCAATGATGGTGTTGGTGCAGGCTCGCGCCGCCATGCGCACCAGGAACTGGCCGGAGAAGGTAGGCGAGATGGTGGGCTTGCCGATGGCCTGAAGCTCGTCCTCGATGGCAAGAGCGTCATCGCCGGTCAGCCCCTCAAAGTCGAAGTTCAGCTCGTCAAAGGTCTGCCCCTCGTAGGTGAAGGGCCTTTTCAGCTTGAGGGTGTAGTTGCCTACGCTCTCCTTGGCCTGCGCCTCGGCGGCGGAGTACTCGTCGTGATCGACGGTGGAGAAAGCGTCGGCGGGAACAACGGTCTTGTTGATATCAGCCATGGTGATAACTCCTTTCAAATCTCAAAAAGATGCCCGGAGCGGATGTTCCGCCCCGGGCTTTTGTCAGGTCTCTTACATGCCGAGCGCCTTGCGGACGTCGGCCAGGTAGTCGGTGCCGTTGACATAGCAGATGAAGTTGAGCTGGTCGACCTCACGCACCTTCTTGCCGTCAATGTAGGTCGCCCAGTAGCGGACGGCGTACTCGCCGGAGCCGTTGGAGGGCGCGGCGGGGGCGACGGAGCCGCCCTTGTCACTCTTGGGAATGACCACAAGAATGTGCTTGACGGCGCGGACGACCACCTTGCCTGCCACGACATCTTCGTCCTGCTGCGCAACGCGCAGGTCGATGGTGTGACGGCGAGGCTCGGAGAGCTTCACGCTCTGATCGGTGACGGTGCGGAAGTTAAGGCCCAGCGTCATCGCGTCGAAGTGGCCGAGAATGACCGACTCCACATTGCCTGCGATGCCGGCGCCAGAGATGGACTGCGTCAGCGCGGTCAGGTCAGGCAGGGTCGCCTGTGCCATACCGACATATTCAACAGAGTCCTCGTAGACCTTGAAGTTGATAATGCTCTGATCCATGATTCAAACCTCCTTTTAGCCCTGCAGGGCGCTGGTGACATAGCTGGCGTCATACTCCAGCACGAAGTCGATCTCCTGAGCAGGAGAGGGCGGCGTCATGTAGACATGGAGCTTGATGATGCCGGCCATGAGGTTGGTCAGCGGGTTCTCGTTCTCCAGCATCTCCACGCGAGCGCCCAGAAGGTAGCCCATACCCACCAGACCGTTGAGCCAGATGTTGGCGGAATCGAGAACGGTGTCGATCAGGCGGCGGGTCATAGGCTTGTCCAGCTTGCTCCAGAAGGTCTTGACGAGGGAGTTGCCGACCCAGCCGAACATACGGCTGACCGGGATAAAGTAATCCTTGACATCGGTGTTGGAGGGATAGCAGGCGGTGTAGTTGCCCCACGCCACCCAGCCGCTCATGAAGTTCAGCGCAGTATCCACGCCGATGCCGTTGAGGTAGTTGGCCTGCGCAAGCGTCAGGTTGACCTCGGTGCCGTCCTCCAGGCAGAGGCCGTCGCACTGCAGCCCCTTATTGGAGGGAGACTCGTAGGGGCAGCCGCCGTTGCCGGTGTCGATCTGCGCCATCAGCCCCGCCATCTGGGTAGACAGGTGGAACTTATAATCGCCCAGCTTCGCCATCGGCCAGAAGGCGATCTCGTCCTCGTCGGCGATGTTGGCGGCGTTCTTCTTGGTGAGAACATCGGAATAGGCACGCGCGCCGGAAGCGCCGCAGTCGATGTCGATCAGCGCCTTGGCGCGGAACAGGCCGTTGATGTTGCCTGCCTTGGCGGTCATCGCAGCGGCCACGGTAGACTGCTGAGAATAGCCGGGGGCGCACAGCAGATCGGGGACGATGCCCAGCAGGGTCAGGCACAGCTCCACATTCTCCATCGCGGAGGCGATGTCAGATGCGGTGACGGTGGATGCCTTGACCTTGTTGTAGGCGATGTTTACCTGCTCGGCGTCATAGGCGCTGCCGGTAGACAGCAGCTCCACCACCAGATGCTCGCCGCTGTAATAGGCGTTATAGTCGGTGCCGGACACATAGGCAGAGCCGGTACCGCCGGCAGGCTTGATGACCAGAGCGGAATCGTTGATGGCCGCGATGGGAAGCTTTACCTTGTGCTCCGTCACCGCAACATCAGCCGCGGCAGACGCCTCCTTTGCGGTGGCGATATCCAGAACATTGCAGAAAATAACAGGCTGGCAGGCGAACAGCTTGAAGTGCGAATACATGAATTCGCAGAGCGTGTAGGTTGCCCAGTCATCGGAGTAGCCCAGCTTCTCCACCGCCTCAGACCAGCTGGTGCAGAGAACAGGGGTGCCGGGGGCAGCAGGCTTATCCGCCGCCTGAACAGGAGCCAGACCGACCACGAAGGGGACGCCGGACTCCGCCACGACAGGGGTGCTGACGCTGGTAGCCTGCTGAGAGACATATACGCCGTGGTTCATTGAAATTTCCTCCTTACTTCATGCCCTTGGCCAGCTTGTGATAATTCACATACAGCAGGTTCCCAGGCGTTTTGACTTTGATGCGGTCGGCGGGGAGCGTTTCGTCGCTCACCACCAGCGACGCGATCAGCGGGTGCTGCTCGATCACCGGGGCAAGGGAGTCAAGGACTTCCTTCCGGCCGCCGCGATAGATGGTACCGCGCTGGATCACGCCCATCATGGTCGGACCGAGATAGACGCAGAAGCCGCCGGTGTCGGCGACCTTCTTCGGCGCGGCAGGCTTTTTCTTTGCCGTCTTTGGTGCGGCGGTCTGAGCCGCCGTGTCGATGATTTTTTCGCTCATAGGTTAACCTCTCTTTCCACAGGGGGAAGCTTCCATGTGGAGATCATTTCCCCCACGAAATAGGGGGCGGTGTCATCGGGATAGACCAGCGTTTCAAGCCCCGCCTCCAGGTCAAGGGTAAACTGCCCCCCAATCACGACCTGCCTGAGCATCGCAATGCGCAGCCGTTCCATGAGATTCAGCAGCATCAGCCCGCCCTCCTGCTCGTCATCGTTATAGACACAGCAGATAGACCGGACCTTGGCGCTGGAGGTCACACGCTGTCCTTGCGGCTGTTGATCCATGCCGGTAATGACCTGGTGCAGCACATAGGGAGCCTTCTTTGTGGCAGAAGTGCCGTCCGGCAGGCGCATCAGGTAGACCTTTGCAGGGCGGAAGATCTGCTCCGTGTCGCCCTTCTGCAAACGGGTCGGCATGATCAGGTCGGCGGTGACCTCCTCGGTAAAGGCCCGCAGGCGTTTCAGCAGAATGGTTCTTGTCATAAATCAGCCTCCCCATCCGTTCAGCACGCGCAGGATTTCATGCTCAACGCGCTTTTCGTAGGTGTCGCGGATCGTTTCGTCCATCTTCTCGATGACTTCTTCGTTCCGCATCATGTGTCCGGTAGACGGACCAAACTTCTGCTCCACAGGAAAGCGCGGAGAGCCGACGCGCTCGAAAACGGCAGTCGGGCCGAAAATGCGGGCCACGAATGCGTGTTGAAGCGTCGCAGCTCCGCCGTTGCGCTTTACCTGTGTCTGCACGGTGCCGTCCCGGCTGTATGTGGTGTTGAAGGTCAGCAGCGGGAGCACGGTGCCGGAGAAACTGATGCTCATACCCATCACGCCTCCCGCACCGCCTGTGATGTGGGTCTTGGAGTGAACTCTCCGCATGAATTCACCCTTGTTGATGGTGTACTCGGCGGCGGCGAACTGTCCGGCGCGGGTCTTGGCTGTATCTCCGGCGCGCCTCAACGCGGAGAACGCCGCTTTGTAAACGCCGCCGGGGATATTGTGCAGCAGCTTGTTCACGCGCTCCAGGCTGTCGTCGCCGACCTCGTTGACGCGGATAAAGCTCATTCGTCCACCGCCTCCAATTCCACGCGCAGCATACCCATCTCACAGACCGAGGACGCGACATAGAACTCCCGGAAGAAGCCTCCGCCGCCCTCCTGGTCGTTGATCCTGATACGCTGCCCCCGCTCCGGCTGCACCCCGCCGAGATCGGACAGGGCGCAGTGGAGAACGGAGGAAACGATGTAAAGCCCCTGGGCATGGTCACTCATCAGCTGGCGGCGGTCCTTCTCCTTCAGACCGGAGAGGACGATGGGAATATCCTCGTAGGTCGCCCCGTCATACTTGACGGTGCGCTTTTCCGCGAACTCGTCGCAGTTGAGGAACACGCCGAAGTTGTCGCGGGCGACCATATCCTTGAAGCCGCTCATACCACAGGCGCCTCCGGCGTCAGCACAGGGGGCACTTCGCCGTCGTCCACGCCGTCGTCGTCCTCGGCGATCGCGTCCTCCAGCGGAACATCCGTAATGGCGGCGATCAGCTGCGCCTTGGTCTTGAGCTTAGCGGTGTCGATACCCATCTCCTTGGCCAGCTCCGTGAGCTTGGCGTTGGTCAGCGTTTTGAGCTGCTCGGGGTCAAGATGGGCGCTTTCCGTGCCCTCTGCGCCCTCGCCGCTGTTAGATGGGTCAGCGCCAGCCCCGCTGCCGTCCTCACCCGCAGGGGGCGTTGCAACAGCGGGAGAGGGCGTTTCCTCGGCGGGGCGGGCGACACACAGGGCAAAAAGGCGCTGAGCCTCCTCTTCGGAGACCTCGCAGATACCGCCGCGGTCGATGGGAATGGGGTGCTTCGAGCCATCCGGCCTGTAGCCGTATGTGCCGCAGATGATCTCAATTTTCGTCATAGCAGTCTCCTTTCCGCGCCGGGTCAGGACACAACTTCGGCCGCGTAGATGTACGGGCAGTAGTTGTGAGGAGCAGCCAGCGGACGCGCGCCCAGACGCAGCTTGCGGATGTCCGCCTCCTGGTTCAGAGAGAACTTCGGAACGCGGGTCGCCGCATGGGACGCGAACTCGGTGGAGCCGTAGTCAATCTGGGTGATCTGGCCATACATCAGATGGCCGCAGCCGGGGGCGGTGACCATGGCGGAGGTGGCGGGGAAATACTTCTGCTCCGCGCCGCTGCCGTCGATGTAGGTTTCGTCTACGGAGATCAGGTTCAGCTTGAAGCCGCCGAAGTTCAGCGTACCCATATAGACCACGCCATCGTAGCGGCTGAGTTCCTGGTCGATGGTACCGATGATGATGCCGCTGTTGCGGTCGAGCAGCTTCTGCACCTTCTCCATGTCGAGGATCGCGTCGGCTGCGTCAGAGCCGAGCACCAGGTCAACCGCGCGCAGGCCGCGCTTGGACAGCTTGCGGCACATGGCCTTCACATCGCCGAAGAAGTCGCCGCCCGTGGCGTTCCACTTGGTGGCCACGGTATAGGTGTGGTCGCTGGCGTCATCGAAGAACTTGACATACAGCTTCTCACCCTCGGTCTTGTCGTCGATGTAGGTCTGCATGGTGCAGGCGTTGTTGATCATGGTCTGCGCGCACATCCACTCCTCGCGGCGCACGATGCGGCGGTCCATGTCGGTCAGGTCACCCAGCTGCAGACGGGCCGCGCGCTGGGCGGGGGTGCTGTTGGCGTAGATGGCCTCGCCGAAGCCGCGCTTGCGCAGCTCGTCCAGCGTCAGCAGGCGGGACGGAGCGATGAAAGCGGGCTGATACTCGTGGATCTCGTAGCCGCGGCGATCCATGGGGATATCGCCGGCGCGGGCGGAGACGAACGCGGCCATCTTGCGGTCGCCCTTGCGGTACTCAGTCAGCACCTTGTCGCAGGCGAAGATGTCGCCCTCCCCGGTGGGGAAGTAGCGGTCCTTGAAAAAGGTCTGCTGAGGAACGATCTCCTCGGTGATCGCCATCAGCACATAGGTGTCAAAGAAATTCAGTTCAGAAGCCATTGTTGATTCCCTCCTTAGTTGGCAGCGGCAGCAGCCTTGAAGACGATGCCGCGCATACGCAGGTTATCCTTATCACCCTCGGTGATGGTGTAGCTGGCCGAGACCGTCACCTTGCCGATGTCGAAGCAGCCGGCGGTGTAGACAGCTACCTTCTCGTCGGCAGCGGTGCCGACCTCGATGTCATCACACAGAATGCAATCGGGGGTCAGCGTTTCGTTGCTGACAGCCGCAGTACCCAGCACCACCAGCTTGCCGTCGCCGGCCGTGCCGGAGGACTTGGCGAGGATGGTGCCGCGCTTGAGCGTGGCCGCAGCGGACAGCTTGCGGATAACGCCGCCGCGCACTTCGGGCGCGGGCTTGATGTCGGTGATCAGACCGTCAAAGGTCATCTCGCCGAGCTTTTCACTCAGATTGATCATGTTCTTAGCCCTCCTTCTTCTTGCCCAGCAGGTCAGCGACCATGCTCCGGGCGTTGGTCATGCGCGCCTCGGGGGTGTCGTTCTTCTCGCCGTCTTCGCCCTCGGGCGTTTCGACTGCGGGGGCAGGAGCGGCAGGAACGCCCTCAGCGCCGGATTCCTCGCTGTCGTCCTTCAGATCGGTCAGAAACTTCTTGCCCTGCTTGGCGGCGTTCTTGGCCGCTGCCATCAGCAGGTCGGCAGCAGAGCAGGGCTTGTCGCCGTACTTGGCCTGCTGCACGTCCGTCGCGTCGAGCAGACCGGAGATCTCGTCGATCTCCTGCATACGCGCACGCTCGGCCTGAATCGCGGTGTTGACCGCCTCGGTGTGATCGACGGAAGCACGGGCGTCGGCCTCCACCTGGGCGATCTCGTCCGGGTACTTCGCCCGGAGCTCTTCCTTAGTCATGGAAATTCCTCCTTCATCGCCGGTGACTTCCGGCTTGTTTTTATCTGTCTCAACCGGGGCGGAGGCCTCGGGTGTGACTGTGGGAATGTTGTCCGGCGCGAACATGCCGGGGGCAAGGTGCATCTGCCGCCCGTTCACGAACAGGCTGCGCCCGTCCGCGCTGGCGGCGATGCTGGTCGGCTCCGCGTCCTCGATCAGCTCGTCCGCAAAGCCCTTGTCGATGGCCTCGCGGCCTGTCATATAGGTCGTGTCCGCCATCATGTGGGAGATCACCGTGGTCGACAGCCCGGTCTTGCGCGTGTAGACCTCCATCTGCATCTTGTCCCACGCCTCCTGCTGGGTAGCCTGTTCCCGTAGCTCGTCGGCGTTGTAGCCGCCCCACAGGAAGGTCCAGCATTTGTGGATCATGACGAGGCTGGAGGGATTGACCCTGACCGTATCGCAGGCGCACATGATAAGACTGCCGCCGCTCATGGCAACGCCGTCCACGATGCAGGTAAGCTTCGTGCCGTTCCGCGCCAGCTCCCGCAGGCGGTTGTGGATCATGTTGGATGCTCCGGCGTCGCCGCCGTAGCTGTTCATGCGGATAGTGATGGACGTGCAGCCGGAGATCTGCTTGAGGTCCTCCAAAAACTCGGAGAGCAGGATGTACTGCCCCTCGACGGGCTCGCCCCACCAGTTCGTGGGCTGCTCCTCGTAGATGTCTCCATACATGGTGATCTCGGCATCACTGCCGTCCACCGTGGCCATCGTATAGACCTTTTTCGAGATGCTGACGGCGGGAGACTTTCGCCCAGCTCTCTTTGCCGGAATACTCATGCGCATTACCTCTTTTCTTTCCAGATATCGCTTGACGGAATGTAGGGACTGTTCAGCCACTCGCGGATTCCAGCGCGGCAGTTCTCGTTGCAGCGGCGCTCCATGTTCTTCGGGCAATAGGCGCAGTAGTCGCTTGCGTAGTTCCAGATGGCGAGCGCCATGCTCCGCACATTCAGGCTCTGCAGATGCTCGAAGTTAGTCTTCATCGCCGTCACCTTCTTTCGGCGATGCCGATACAACGGTGACCTTGTTGCCTCCTGCCTGTGTCAGCAGCTCGTTTTCACGCTGCAGCTGCTCCACGTTCTCCTCCCAGTCGCCGCCGCTCATTTCGCGGCTGACCTGCTCGTGGGTCTTGATGGCATTGTCGATCAGCATGAGGGCGGCTTCTGCCTCCTTCTTGGGGTCAAGGCTGCCCTGCACGGGGCCGATCCAGCGCGCGCCGCACCATGCCTCCCGCACAAGGGGGTCCGTGAAGAAGCCGGGGGCGTTGATGCGCCCCAGAGCGACCGCTTCGGCCAGGAACATCTCATAGACCGGTTGGCAGAAGTCGTCCACAAACCACTTCCGGCGCATTTTGAATGCTTCCCACGCCTCCAGCAGCGCGCCTCGGCTTGCGGAATAGGAGCTGTTGAACTCCTTGATCAGCACATCGTAAGGCAGCTCCAAGGCAGCGCCGACCAGCTTGCACAGCGTCTTGACAAAGGTCTCAAAGCCAGCGGTGGGGATGTTCGGATTGCCGAAGTTGACCTTTTCCCCGGGGGCGAGGTGCGTCACCGTACCCGGTCCCATCTCGTACTCGTTGTCATCATCGGAGATGTTGTTCGCCATCGGTCCGCCGTCCGCGTTGACCTCGGCGGGGACGCCGGCAATATCTCCTGCGCCGACCTCGTTGAAGGGCGTATCGGAGGGGTCGGTCTCCGTTTCGATCCATGCAGTGAAGAAGCTCTGCACCAGCGCCGCCATCAGCTCGGACTCCGTATAGCGCCGAAGCTGGAGCAGCGGCTCGATGACCTGCGCCAGATAGGGAACGCCGCGGTACTGGTCCGGGCGTTCACTGTCCATGATGTGGAGAATGTTCGGCAGGCCGGTCTTGGCGCCGTAGGCCTCAACGCGCTGCCACTTCTGCGGCTCGCTGGTGATCTGGTGCGGGTAGGTGTTGCTGATGTGATAGGCGACCACGCGGCCGTTGCTGTCCACCTCCACGCCGTCGTAGACCTTGTGGCCTGCGCCGGGCTTTCCCTCGGGGATCTTGCCCTCCACGAAGCCGCCGATGGTGACACCGCCGCCATATTCGCTTGGCGTGCAGGCGCGGTCCGCCTCCACGATGTGTAGCCGCAGGGTATAGGGGTTTAGTGGTGTTGCCGGGTATCGCTTGACCAGTGCGAACACGTCGCCGCTGAGCAGCCACGACTTCAAGGCGAGCTGCTGCAAACTCTCAAAGTTGTTCAGGCCCAGCGCGTCGCAGTTCTGCTTTTTCCCTGCCCACAGCCGGAATTCCATCTCCGCCGCGTGCTGCCACTTCTTCGCCGCCTCCGGGGAGATGCCCAGCACCTCGCGGTCCACGGACGCTTTGAGCGTCAGCCCCGTCCCGATGACCTTGGTGCGGTTGGTATTGATCGCCGCCGTAGCCACCGGCGCGGCCATGTAGAGCATTCGCGCCCTCTGCCGCAGGGTGGCGTTGTTGCGGTTGATGTCCTCATTGGGAGCGCCGCTGTCCGGAACAAATCCCTTGAGCGCCCGCCGCGTCAAGCTGGCCCCGGCTTCGCTGTACCCCTTCGCCTGCGGCGCGGCTGCGCGGCGGCGGTCTTTCTTGTTGCTCAATGCTTATCGCCTCCCGTTTTCGGAATAAAAAACAGGCCGCCCGGCGGCGAAAGGAGCAAACTCCGCCAGGCTGCCTGTGCAAAAAGCCCTTTCGGGCGCTTTGCCGGTATCATTTTCGTGACCTCACGAAAAAGGTCACCAGTCGCGTGGAACGATGCCGAAAGCCTTTCTCGGCTTGCGGCCGTTCAGCTCCGCTAAAAGCTCATCGACCTTCTTCTCCGCGTCCTCGATCTCGTCCTTCAGGTCGGGCAGGTCGAAGCGCGTCAGCTCGCGGTCGTCGATGACATAGCTTTTTACGCCGCCGTCCACAAGAGCCAGATATGCGGCGCGCAGCTTTGAGAGGGCGCTCTGCCAGAAGTCCAGCCGCGCCCGCAGTTCAACTTTATCCATATCGGACACCTCACCAATCGTCGTAGTATTTCTTCCCGCTTCTGCGCTTCGGCCTCTGCTTGGCGGCGGGAGGCGGCATGACAGGCGTTGCAACAGGGGCAGGAGCGCGTTCGCCGCCCGCCTCCTTTAGCCGCCTGTCTATCTCGTCCAGGTTCTTGGGAAGCGCCTTGAACGCCGCCAGCGCATAGTTGCGGCAGTCCAGCGCCTCGTTGCGCTCGTGGCCGAGGATCTTCTTCCACTGCCACGGCTGCTTTTTGTTGGGGTCGTAGACCTTGACCTCGGAGAGCAGCCCTGTGAAGTAGCCGGAGCCGTAGTCATCCCGCTTGGGGAAGTGACAATATTTCGCGCCCGGCGTCTGTACGCGCAGGTTGTCCATGATGACCTCCTTGCCGGAGTCAACGCCGATCTGGTACTGCCAGCAGGTGCCGACCGCCGTCTGCTTGATGATGATCTTCTGCTTTTTCGGCGGCGCGGTGTAGGGCTTATCGCTGCCGGGCATGCCCTTGATGCAGAACACCTTTTTGCCCAGCCGCGCCCGGCACTGCATACGGACCTCCTGCGTGAAGTGTCCGCCCTCGTCCACAAAGGACATTGACATTTTCAGCCCCACGCCGTTCTCAAAGCGCAGAACGCGATCAAATACCAGCTCGTCCAGCTGCGCCCATACGGCATCGTCATCGGGTCGTCCCATGATGATGCCTTTCTCAATGCCCCAGGTCTCACCAAAGTGGCCATGGCCGACGATCTCGTATTCCATGCGGTCGTCCTGGGTATCGACACCGGCCGTCAGAACAAGCACGCCCTCCGGCAGCTCGGCGGGGTATTCCTCCCTGCGCGCCATCAGACTGTCCTCGTCCTCCAGGTCTCCGCGATCCTCCCACAGCTCGCCGAAGCAGGTGTTGTAGACGACCTGCATCTTGCGGGTACTGCCGATGGCGTTCAGGTATTTCAGAATGATGGATTCCCAGCTCGCCCACTGGCTGACAAAGGCGTTCAGCCAGAACGAGCGCGTGCCCTGCTCATAGGCGGCGGGGTTGTCCGCCTCCCATCTTGCCGGGGCGCGCTTCATTTCCGCCTCGGTGGAGATGCAGCCGCAGCCGGGGCAGGCATAGCAGACGCTGCGGACCTTGTAGGTCTTTTTCCCCGCGACGATGATCTCGTCATGCTCAAAGCGGATGTCCGCCCATTGGATCTCGTGATACTCGCCGCAATGAGGGCAGCGGGATTTCCACCGCTCCATCGTGCCTGTCGCGTAGGCGGCTTCGATGGCACTGGCGTTTTTGACGGTGGGCGTGGACACCTCACCGCTTTTCGCGTTGTAGAATGTCGTCTGCCGCGCCATCGCCAGATCCCACGGGTCGCCCTCGTTACCGGCAGACAGCGCCCAGCGGTCGCGCTCGTCGCCCAGCACATAGCGGATAGGCTTTGACGCCAGAGCGTGGGCCTCGGTGGAGCCGCACATCGTGAGGATGCCTCCGGGGTAGGTCTTTTGCAGAATTGTATTGCCGCTGTCACGGCTCTTGGGGTCGCTGACCTTCTTTCGCAGCGTGGGGCAGTCGCGGATCATCGGCGCGATGCGGAGCTTGGAATACTCCTTGGCGTCAATGGTGGTGGGATGGATAAAGAGGATCGAGCCGGGGTCTTGGTCGATCACATAGCCGATGCAGTTGTTGAGAAATTCGGACTTGCCGACCTGGGAAGCGGCCACCATAACGATGTGCCGCACCTTGGGGTCTGTCCATGCGTTCATCGGCTCGCGGAGGTATGGGGTGCGCTCGGTACGCCAGGGGCCGGGTTCGGCGGCGCTCTCTGCTGACAGGCGGCGGTTTTGCTCCGCCCATTCAGTCACCGTCAGATCATCGGGCGGGAGCATTCCGGCCATCGCCTTTGCAATGACCTTGTTCAGCCGGTTTGCAGCGAGCCTACTCGTCATCGCTATCACGCTCCGACCAGTCGCGGCGCTCTCTCACGCGCTCCTCGTATTTCTTCGGGTCGTAGTGATACCCCGCAAGCTCTCGCATGACCTTATTGACTTCCTTGCGGATGACTTCGGACGCTTCGGCTGGTGTGGACACGGCGGCGACATCGACAGCCAGGCGCCCGGGCAGCGCGTTCAGAGCCCCTCGGATGGTGTAGACCAAATCCTCGGTCATGGCCGCGACATCTTCCGCTCGGTGCATGGTTCCTTTCAGCTCCTCGGCCTCCAGCTTGGCGATGGTGGCCTTAGACGCTTTCATTGTGGTTTCTGCCACGCGCCGCGTCTTTTCCAGCTTCTTGTCCTCGTCGTCCATCGGACCGTCGGAGAGGAACTTGATATATCGCTGGACAGAGTCAGCCAGACGGAAGCAACCTTTGCGGCAGGTCGGCACTGTGCCATCCTGCGCCATCTGTTGCACTCGTCGGGCAGACACGCCCAGAACTACCGCCAGCTCCGTTGTGCTGACTTCGGTTTCATCGGTGATTTTCTCGGCATTTCCAGCCATATAGCAAGCTCCTTTCCTTGAGGAATGCAGGACTCACCGGAATTGCACCGGGGCACCGCTACAAGGCGGCGAGGCCCTTATCCTGCGCTGTGACCTTATCTTTTCGGAGGCCTTTATCTGAACTTTCCCCACATTCTCGCGGGGAAAGATGGATAAAGCGATAGGTTTTGCGGCAGATACCGCCGCAGGCACCACGACTGATGCCAAAAATATCAGCTGGGGGCGTAACGAAATGCCCGATTTTTGCCTTGGTAACTACGCTTTTTTCGGGGTCGGCGAGCCCGCGGCGTGTGGGGCGGGGGTCATCACAGTACCTTGCGGCTTCGTTGCCTGTTGCAACGCATTTCCCGCACCTCAGCGCGACGATACCGACAAGAGGGTAGCAACACAAGCAGAAGCGCAAACGCGGCTCTCGTGCCATGTCTGCGCCTGCCTGCGGTATTGTGTCAGAGCTTTGTCAACAGCTCCGCATGACTGTACCCCTTGACGCCCTTTGTCATCATGCCGAGGAAGTCATCGCGTGAGAAATCAGACAGCCGGAATACTTCTTCGGGTTTCATGCCGAGCTGTTTGCCGATCTCCTGTACGGACTTGCCCTCATCCAGCAGCCGCTTCACGATGGCTTTCATCGGCTCGAGCAGATGCGTACCGCGAGCGCGGTTGTGTGTGACCGTTCCGTAGATGTCTTCGGTCGCGTCATCATGGCGCACGATCACGACCGGTACTTTGCCGCCGAGCATGGAGTGAAGCGGTTCTTCTCCCGCCACCGTCCAGCGGTGAAAGCCGTCGATGATGGTGTAGTCGGGTCGTACCACAATGGGGAGCGTCCAGCCGTTGGTCATTATGGATTGCACCAGCAGCTTTAGGTTCTCACGGTTGACCTTGTTGGGGTTGTAGTCATTGGGCTTGAGCCGTTCCCGCTCCACCCATTGGAGGGAGGACAGCGGGGCGAACAGATCCACGTCAGCCATTTGCCTCACCTCCTCTCCGGAAGCGCTTGGCATAATCAGCATAGGCGCAGGATATGTCCTGGTAGATGGCTCGCAGGGTGCGGAGCTTGGGGTCGCCAGCAGTCAGACCGCCGTACATTTTCTTGTAGTCGCGCGGCCGCGCCATTCCATCCATTTGAATGAACATCTTGCGGTACTGCTTGGCGATCTTCCGCTTGTGCTCCGTGTTGAAGAAGTCGCCCGGGCGAACAAACAGCATCTCCTTTAGGAGCGCACGATAGTCCTTGGTGTCTTCGCCCTCCAGCTCCCGCCGCTTTCTTGTGGTGCGGTGGAACATTTCACTGTCCCAGTATAGCATGGCAAGGTAGGCGTTCGGCTCGCGCCGGAGAACTCGCTCCATGAGCGATGGGTCATATTCGCCCAGATGCACCAGCACGGGTACGGTATCAACGGAGAAGAACTGCGACACGCGCAGCTGGTTTCGATTGACGCCGACCTGGTACATCTGCAGGTAGACTTCGGGAACATCGACGCGCTGCTCACGGAGATACAGCCAGACATCGGCGGTCTTCCAGTCATAGATGGGATAGATGGTGTTTGTGCCGGTAATGCCCTTTGCGCCCATGTTCAGCGCCGCCATGTACTGGAGCCGCTGAATGGACTCTGCCGCGCGGACGCCGGTGATCATAATGCCATCCATCGTCACGCGGGGCAAAAAGGATTGATAGTTGTCGATCCGCGGCCGGAGCTGCGGGTGGTTGCGGATTGCAAAGGGCGGCGGTTGCCGCACCCACACATCGCGCTTACGCCGGTCCCAGCAGACAAAAGTTTCATCGCTGGACAGCTCATTGAGGCAGCTGAAATGCTTGACCTCAATGCACCACCATTGGAACTTGGCGCCAGCCAGCAGGAATTTCTTCCGCCACGCCTTGGTCGTCGCTTCGATGGAGTCGAAGATAGCTTCCTCATCCACGAACAAAACGGTCAGCTGCGCGGGATTGATTTCCCCAGCCTGGATCAGCTTATAGGTCAGGTCGGCCAGAACGATACTGTCCTTACCGCCGGAGAACGAGAGGTACACGGGCACGCCGTTGGCGAATACATTCTTGATCCGCTGGCGAGCCGCGGTCACGACATCAATGTCCGAGCTGATACGCTTTACAGCCATATCCGCTCACCACACTTCGGGCAGAGGATAAACCTCTTCGCAGGTTCGGCCGGAGATGCCGGGCCGCTCTGCGCCGGGGTGACCTCTTCGGCCTGCGCCGCTGCCGCTTCTTCGCGGGCTGCGTATTTCTCGCGTGTTTCAGTGATGACCGCAGCCTGCTCCGGCTCAATGGTACCGTATTCGAGCAGGGCGTCGCTGGCTTCGTCAGCCTCCATCACCATCGCACGGAGAAGATCTTCTTCATAGCCAGGGATGTCCAAGTCGTCCTTCAGGTCAAGAATGAACGAGTCCAGAGCGGCCAGATCGTCAACGCCCAGGTCAAAGACGCGGTTATCAGCCAGCATGAGTTTTTTCTTCTCGGCTTCAGTCAGTCCGGTCACGACATAGCAGTCGGCTTCGGTGCGACCGAGGGAGAGAAGCGTTTCATACAAGCCGTTGCCGGCGAGGATGACGCCAGCTTCATCGACCACGATAGGGCGGATCTGGCCGAACATTTCGACGGAGCGGCGGAATTCCTTCAGCTGCTTGTCAGTATGCATTCGGACGTTCCGCTCCGGCCGCTGCAGTTCGGTCAAGGGCTTCTTTACAACTTTCATGCCTGCACCCCCTTTAAGAAGGTGCGGGCGCTGTCAATCTTCTCAGCCGCCGCGAGGACGATGCTGGGGTCGATGTCATAGACCTCGCGCCAGCCGTTCTCGATACTGCCTGTCCATTGACGGGCGGGCCACGGGTGAGTGCCGCACAGGTATCCGTTCTTCCAGCCGTAGATCGGCGGGAGCGGGAGCTTGTGGTAGTGAATATAGGCGAGGACGTGTTCGTGCTTCCATGCCGCGAGAGGGCTGAACCGCGTCACGCCCTTACCATCGGTGTAGATATTGCTGTTGCGACCGACATAATTGCCGTCCGCACGGCGGCGTCCGAGAATGATGACATCCAGCTCGTGCGCCCTGAAATATTCGCGCTGCGCCCTGTGCTGCACAATGGAAAACCAACGTCCGGCCGCAGCGGAGTCCTTGGGGAAAAGCATCTCGGGGTGCTTGGCCAGCCAGTCGATGTCCTGATGCGTGTTGATGACCTCGCAGCCCTCCGGCTTGTGCTTCTCAATCCACGCCGCAAAAGCGGGATATTCCAGGTCGCACACGCCGATCATGCTGTCAGTGACACCGGCCGCTTCGCAGAGCTTGCCGAGGACAATGCTGTCCTTGCCAGCGCTCCACGCATAGGCGGCGCGCTTCCCGGCGGTCATGGCCTTGATGTCAGCCACAGTCGCAGCGGTCAGTTCGTCCAGCTCCTCGCGGGAAACGGCATCTTCGATGGTTGCAACGGCTTCCAGCCATGCACTGTTGTCGATGCGCTGCTTTCTTCCGAGGCTCATGCCCTCACCGCCTTTCTCGAGGCGATGGCGGCAACAATCCCGCTCGACAGCACTGTTGTCAGACTGCCAGCCGCTTTTACGGCGGGAAGTCCTGCGAGATTGCCATAGGCGAAAATCGGAAGCCCCACGCAAAGCGCAGTCAGAACACCGACGAACACACCTTTGCCGGTCAGCTTTTTCCCGAGCAGGGTCATCACCGTAGGCAAAAGCGTCGATGCGCGGAGTGTGCCATAGAACAAGAACAGGTATGTGACCGTCAAGCCGGGAATGTTGGCAATGGCGATTGCTACAGCCAGCAGACAGAGCATGGTGCGTCGGGAGGTCTGCACCGTGTCCTTTCCGATGCCAAGCCAGTCAGTTGTGAGCGACGCGGCCGCGCAGAGATTGCTGTCCACCGTCGAGAGCAGACCGGAAACGATCATGCACAGGAACGGGACCAGCACCCATGCGGGAAGCAGTGAGGACACGAACTCGAAGTTGACCATGCCGGCATCATTTGCAATGAAGCCAGCGCCAGCGGCGAGAAAGCCGACCGTTCCCATGGAAAGCGGAACGAGGGCAAAAAGAAGCGCACCGGCGAAGAATGCTCTGCCGATGCGATCTTTACGAACGGCGAACGCCCGCTGCCAAAAGCATTGATCTCCGAACGGGCCGGAAATCAAGCCGATAGCCATGGGTAGGCCGTAGCCCAAGAGAACTTCGATGCCGCTTGCCGAAGTGAGAGAGGTGTACTCCCCAGAGATGGAGCCGAGGCCAGCGCGCACAGTATCAATGCCGCCGGTCATGTGGAGGCTCAGTGCAACCAGCAGACCGCCGCCCAGCAGGATAATCCCGAGCTGAACAATGTCGGTCGCAATGGCCGCTTTCAATCCAGAGAAGCGAGAGTAGGAATAAGCGATAGCCGCCAGAGCAAGCGTCATGCTCCAAAACGGAAGCCCCGTAAGAAGCGCGAGCGTCTTTCCGCCAGCAAGCAGCTGCACCGCCGTAGAAAGAACGGACAGCGCGCCAAGCTGGAAAGAATAGATGCCCTTGACTTTACCAGAGCGGTATCGCTCGTTCATGTAGCCGGTCAAGGTGATGCCCTCCGGGTATTGCTCCCGGATTTTCCTGGCGAATGGGATAAACAGGATCAGACACAGCACATTCGGAACGGTGAACCAGAACATTCCCGGGATGCCGCGCGTGTATGCCATCTCTGACGATGTGAACAGCGAGGGAGCCCAAATCCAGGTCGCGGCGATACTCATGGCGGCAACTGCCGAACCAATGCGCCGATCCGCAACATGGAAGCTCTCTGCGTTGGTCGCTCTGCGAGTGAAAATCAGCGTGACGCCGATCATCAACGCCGCATAAGCGGCCAGAATGATAATTCCGAGCATTTGGAAAATCTCCTTTTGGTGATGTCACCGCTGCCCTCTGCTGGCGAACATTGGACCCGGCGCATGACCAGCGCGCAAGGAGTAACGCGCAGGCCTCAACCTCCTTTCCAAACGAATGACGGCCACCCCCGAAAGGATGACCGTCTGGCTTATGTAGGATTTTACGAGTCTAATCCTAATACACGATGCGAGGAATATCAAGAAACCTGTTGCAACAGCGCGGAACGGCTTTCAGCTGCTTAGGTAGCGGTAACACACCATCTTTACCGAGTCTTCCGAATTACGGCCTCCTATGACCGCTGCGACCTCTTTCCACGCAAGCCCCCGCAGGAACCGCAGCCGGAAGATAAGTCGCGTCTGGTCATCGTCGATACCACAGATAAACGGCATGATCGACTCTTCACTGGCTTTGACCTCTGCTTCCAGCCAGCCGACACGCGCATCCATGTCCACGATCTCGGCCGCAAGGTCACCGACCTTATCCTTGACGCCGGGCGCGTGTGGCATACCTGTGAGAACAGCAGCACCGGGGCAAGCCGCGTCGCGTAGGGATTGAAGCATTTCTCTTGCTTTGGTCAGTTTCTCGACCAGCTCGTAGTGCTGATTTAATTCTAAAAGTGTCATTTTGGCTCACCCCCATCTTTCCTTACTTCTTGCCGTGCGGCCGGTTTCCGATCTCTCCAATCTGCATTTGCCGGTATGTTGGCTGCACTACCTCTACCGACACCACACGGGTATCTCCGTATCGCTCCAAATCCTGAGCAATCTGCTCCTTTATGCCAATGGCCTGCCCTGCCGGAGCGTTCACATGAACGGTGATAATGAGCATCATCGCACCGTCTGATAGGCGCGAGCCTTCTTGTTATAGACCAGATCGACCGGCGCGCCGCAGGAAAGGCAGTTGTAGGTGATACTGTCCTCTTCAATGTTCGTTCGATACTTGAAGCTCTTCCCGCACTTACAGCGGATGTGCGCCGACGCGAGATCGTGCAGCGGCGTTTCTCCACCGCAGGCCGCACACCGATAAGACGAGATAGGCTGTTTGACACAAAAGCCTCGCAAATCTCCGCACTGTGCGCACCGAATAAGCAGAAACCCCTTGTATGTCTTCGGCGTGGTCTCCTCGACTTCTGCTCTATCAGGGATAGCCCATGTCTCTTTCGGCCCGAACATAGTCTCCGCGCGGCTGGGCTTTGCACGAATCGAAGTCGGCTCTGCCTTGTGTATCTCCGGCAGGGAGGCCTTCGTTGCAGCGCCGCGCCACACAGGGCGGCAGTCTATGCCGTTTCCGAGACGGCAATGCCATCTGTTCGCGCCGCTGAACTCCTCTTTCTCTCCGTGCTCACAATATTCGCAGTTGCCGTTCAGCCACAGCAGGGCGGCAATATCGGTCGCGGCGGCGTTGATTGCTTCCTCCGCTCCTGCGAACTCCTGCACCAAGTCAAAAAGGCGACTGTAATCGTCGTACGGAATGCGCCCGTTCTCGTTCAGCTCATTGATAAAATCGAGCAGGTTTTCAAATCGTTCCATAGAAGCTCCTTTTCATTCCATCACCACACAACCGCAGGCTGTGCATCGACCGTGAAAGTGTCCGTTGCTGCGTGCTCTGGCGCCGACCAGCGTATTCTCCCCGCCGCAGGAGGGACAATCCATGCGTACTTCCTCCGGCGGCTTGCTCCACTCCTTTGTGAGCGCATCGGGCAGAAATCTTTGACCGCAGAAGATGCACCGCTCCAAACTGTACGGCATATTCCCACAGGAGGGGCATTCGGGAACTCTGCCTCCGTCATAATCCTCAGTCCACCGCAGCTGCACAGGCTCGGCTTTGCCGTTCTCTTTATCGTCGGCGGCGAGCTGATGTTTGCAGGTGTCGCAGTAAAAATCCTTTTTGCAGACCAGTCTTTTGTTCCAATGGCAGAACATCGTGACATCCCCGGTATCAATCATTTCTGTCGTCCTCCTTCGGCGGCTCCGGGAGAGGCATCCAATAGGTGACTGCGACATCGTCTCTATCCCCAATGCCGATATGGACACTCCATTTCGCCCTTTCGGGAGCGCACCAGCCCATATAGACGCCCCATCTTTCGTGCCAATACGCGACAACGAGGACATTGCTACGATCTTCCGGTAACCTCTCTTTTACAGATACCCATTTGGGCATCCGTTTTGCCGCAGCATTCAGCTTCAATTCGAGCCGGCCGGAATAGCGCTTGCTATCCTCGAACATCATCCCCATCTTTATGATTTCGTCCGGCATCAACTCTGTTGCTTCGTAAGAAGCCAGCCGCGCCAGCGCGACCTCATACCCACGGCGGCAGTAAAGCCGCCCATCCTCGTCATACCATGTCAGCTTATCCATTGCGTTCCTCCCTCGACTTGAAACTGCCTGCCGCCCGGCAGCTTCCCCAGTGGGGAGCGAAGCCGGTGCCGGTGGCCTTGTGCGGATCTTCCGTATACTCGCAGGAAATGACCTCGCCGTTAGGCGTGACGATCTTTTTACTGCCGGAGCGGGGCTTTTCGATGTAATAGCGCGGGGTGGCGTCACACGGCATAGACTTCCCGCCGGGTGTTCTGATCCAGACGATAGCCGCGCCGCAGCCTTTGCAGGTAGATGCTCTCATTCGTCGGTCGCCTCCCCGAAAAGCTCATGTGTTCCGTCCTGGAGCGCCTTTTCATCGTCGGACATTTCGTAGCCCAGCTTGACGAGCAGAGCATAGATGCGATCCAGCTTCTCATTTTCCTCGTGCTTCATGGCGTAGCTGTTCCAGTAGCTACGGAAGTAGCCCTCAGATTTGCAATCACCAAGGCGCGCATAGATCATTCGCAGGAGCGCCTTTTCGGGCGTCTTGCCGATTGCGTCGGTCACGGCCTGGAGCGTAAATGCGGCATCGTCCTCGCTATCCTCGTCCTCTTCGGTAAGAGTCTCGGCACCGGTAGCCTGCGCGATCTCCTCTTCGGTGAGCCAGCCGGTATCATCCCAGTATTCGGCGTAGGCCCACAACGCCACGATGTCCGCAAGGCGCTTTTTGATGGCGGCTGCGGAAACGGTAGCCACGAAGTCGGCGCGAAGCTCATAGGCGCGGGCGGTTGCTTCGGACAGTGCCTTTACTGCGGCGTCCTTTCGCTCCTGTTTCAGCTGTTCCTCGCGCTCTTTCGCTTCTTCCTCCGGGGTAAGGGTGGTAGGCTCATCCTTGACCATCAGCACAATATAGCCCCATGTTTCGACGAAGAAGAAATACTCAATGGTATCGGCGTCCTCCGGGCGATCCACTTTGACTTCTCCGTTGGTATAGAAGCTATTGACTCTCTTATAGCCGGTCTTGTCGGTGATCTGCGTCGCAAAGGTACTCAGCTGCTCTACCCATAGGGCTTTACGCGCCTCTGCAGCTTCATCATTGATGGCCTGTTTCAGCTTGTACTTGAAGTTCTCAGTGCCGATGTAATCAAGCATTTCGTTCTTGCGCTCCGGGCTTTTCAGCTTGTCCAGCTCCATGTACTCGAAAAGGCTGACGCCGCGCTCCTCGGACTTCTTGAATTTGTCCTTATCCAGCTCCAGGAGCTTCACACGGCGCCGGACGGTGGTAGCGGAAAAGCCGGACTTTTCCGCGATGTCCTCGACGGTATCGCCCATGTCAAGCATCATCTGGAAGCCCTGCGCCTGCTCATAGACCGTCAGATCGGACCGCTGCATATTCTCCGTGAGCATCGTACTCAGCTGCTCCCGCTCCGACATCTCGACCACGACGCAGGGAAGCTCCTCCAAACCAGCCAGCTTTGCGGCCGCAAGACGGCGGTGGCCGATGATAACGCGGTAGCTTTCTCCGTCCCACTTCTTCGTGATCTCCCCGATCAGCGGAACAACGGTTAGGTTTTGGAGTACGCCGTTGACCTTGATGCTCTCGGCCAGCTCGGTCACATCGCCCAGATCCTTACGGGGATTATCGGGATGCCTCCACAGTTTACTGACCGGAATGTACTTGATTTCTGCCATAAAACGCTCCTTTCTTACGCCGAGCTTTGCCCCTCGGCTGGGACAGTTTATTATTTTCGGCTCATGCCGTTCACGCGGCACCAGTGCCGCTGGGCCTGCTTTTTCCTCGCTATGCGGCAGGCCGCACAAAATCGGTTTTCCTTGCGCTCGTAGAAGGTACCGCCGCACCGTGCGCAATACTGAGGCTGAATGCGCCGGAATGCTGTGCAGCTGTCGCAATCCGTACACCCTACGGAGCATCCGCCAATGTCGTCCCAATTCATGCACATAAACCGCTGCCAGTAAGGATCATAGCCGAGATCGTTCATGCGCTTACGAAGGACCGTTACCAGCGCGGATAGGTCGCGCCTGACCTGATGGCGGGTGCGGGAGATATAGAAGCCATGACGAACGTCCATTTCCGGCGCGCCGTGTCCCCACGCACCATCACCGAGCATTTCCCGCACCTTGTCGGCGTTCTCGGTCAGATAATCGTTGTAGACCTTGGAGCGGACGCACTTTTCGGAACGGCCGACCGCCTTGCCTATGGCGGCGTAGCTGTCACCGTGGCGGATGCCGTCTGCCAGTATCTCAAAATCCTCGCTGGTCCATGTGCCGCGCTTGCCGGTCAGCTCCATCGAAACGGGGCGATCCTTGATGCCGAGGTCACGGCAACGGCGCGCGATCGCACCGTGAGAACGGTGCATCATCTCGGAAATTTCTGCCCATGAGTACCTGTGCTTACTGAGCAGCATCTTCAGCCGGGAGTCCTCGTCCTCGCCCCACGGGTCTTTCCTCTGGATGGCGTATGCCTCAAAGTCTTTCTTGCGCTGCTCTGCAACCCAGTCCGGCTCCATTCCCAGCGCCATCGGCTCCATTTTTGAAAAGTCGATAAATGAGCGGTTCTTCTCGGCCCATTCCCAAAACTCGTCTATGTAGACCACACGGAAGCTGCAGCGATCAACCTTTTTTGTATGGACGGGCAATCCGCGATTTTCGACCCAGCTTTTCATTTTGTAGCCGTAGGAGCTGCTTCCTCCGTTCACCGCCAGCAGGAGTTGATTTAGAGTCACATACTCGCCGGCCATCAGCACCGAGCCCAAGCCAAGGCGCTGGGCTCTGACTTTAATGGCATTTGTCGTGCGGTTGAGCTTCTTTGCGATGGCTGGAACGGAAATTTGCCCCCATTTTTCCATCAAATATTCTTCTTCCTCGGGCTTCCAAGTACGCTTCCCAAGGGGCGGCGATTGCCGCATTCTACTCCCTCCCATCAAAATAGAGTGAGCTGGCCGGTTTTTGTTTCCGCCAGCGGTTGGGGCTGTTCCGGCGGTGCGGCAGGTGCCGGCGGGTCTGCCGGTACCTGCTCGGCCGCATTCCGAAACAGGAGATCCATTTGTGCCCCGATGCGGCGGTAATGCCAGACATCGCGGAAATACATCGGTGTGTACCAGACCTGCGGACCATCTTTCGGCAACAGGCCGTGAGCGTCATAACTGGTGGCCGGCCGCAGGAGGGAGTCATCAATGACAACATATCCAGGGCAGCCAAGCAAGCTCAGTTGGATGTAGCACATACAGCCTGCGAGGAAGTCTATATCCTGCGCTACGAACAGCACCGAGGTTTGATAGTTGATATTCTGCCTCCGGCACTCATTGGCGAATGCAATCAGCAGCGCGCCAGCACCGCAAGCAGGGTCGTTCACAGATACCCAGCCACGCTGCTGAATATCTTTCGCCAGCACCTCCGGTGAAGAGGTAATAGCGGACATCGCCCTGCAGACATCGTAAGGGGTGAAGAACTGGCCTTTCCACTCGTTCCCGAGCCCGAGTGCCATAAACAGCTCTCCGAGAAAGTCCTGTTCTGGGTCGCGTTCCAGTTCGGCCACGACCTCAAACAGCATATCCGCAAAGACTTCCAGATCCTTGGCGGAATACCTCTCTGCGTGGCTGCGATACAGTTCCTCTCTGGCCTTGACCTGCGGACCTCCCATCGTGTTGGCAATCGCGGTTGCAGACATGATGATGAAGTCTTGCCAAATATCCCAGCGGTTGTACCTGCCGCTCAGCCCCTCTATGAGCCGTATAATATTCTTCTGGCTTTCCCCTCTGATGTGCCGCAGGGCGTTTCTCATGGCTTAGTCCTCCTCGTCCGCTGCGGGCTCGCGCATCTGCGGAGCAGCCGACTTGAGCGCCGCCTGGTAGCCGGTGTCATAGCCGCGCTTCCACACGCGAGCGAGGTAGGCAGTCAGCGCCGCCTTGTCCATGTGCTTGATGGCTTTGTAGTCCTCACGGCGCATCTGGCCGGCAGTCTGCAGACCTTTTGTTGCGGTCATCGCCATCAGTCCTCACCGCCTTCCTCATCTTCCGGCTCGTCGGAGGGAAGAACCTCTCGCGGGTCAGCTCCGTTGAACGGCCCCACAACACCAAGCTCCTCCAGGGCATCAAGCAGACGGGCGGCGTGGGCGTAACCGATGTTCATGCGGCGTTGCAACAGGGCTACAGTCGCTTTATTCTCGGCCCGCACAATAGCTGTGGCCTGCTGGACTTCGGGGTCGTCAAGGTCAATATCGGGGAACTCCTCGTCCTCGGTATCATCATCGGCTTCCTCCGGCTCCTCATCGTCCGTAACCTCGTCCTCGTCGATGACCGGCATAAGCCCGGCGCGCAACGCGCCCTTTTCCATGACATCGCGGAAGAAATACTGCTGCCAGTAGGTAATCATCTTGACGAGAATGGACTCGATCTTGGTGCGGAGCGTCTTGCTGATGGTAAAGGTGCCGCCGGTGACTTTCGTGTCCAGACCGCCATCCTCAAAAATCCAAGACATGGAGGCATCGGGGCTACGGTAGCCAACCTCCTCGACATTCTCCAGCATGGAGATCTGCGCGTCCATGCCCTGCACGGGCTTGATGGTGAAGATGATGGGGTACTTATCTTTCTCGAAGCGGTAGACGAGGTCATGCTCGTCACACAACCCCTGCATTTTCTTCTTCTGGGCTTCGTACATAGAAATTTCGCTCATAATGAACTCCTTTCAAATCAGTTGAGCAGAAGCAGCGTACCGTTCCACGCTGTCTGCACTTGGTATTTCTCCAAGTCGGCCTCCGTTACATACTTTCGGCCGAAGTGGGTCTTCATGGACTTCCAGACATCCCAAGGAACGCGGTAGACGAGGCCGGAGCTGAAGCCGGCGATGACAAAACAGCGAGCACCGAGCGCCTGGTGCCTGTCCATATAGTCCTGCTGACTTTGAAGCACACGGCTCTGCTCCATACGGTCAGCGGCGGTAAACTTCGCCTCAAACATGACGGTGCGGCCGCCCTTGATGGTGCCTTTGTAGTCCGGCTGTGCCTGCTTCTCGTAGTAGGCGATGAACTTGCCGTTGCCGAGATTTTTCGTGGGGTGCATCGGTTCTGGTGTCTTCTCAATGATGGCGTAGCCCTTTTGCGCATAGTAGGCAAAGGAGTCGTCCAGGCGGCTCTCGAACTGCTTGCCGCGGGCCTTCGCAATTTTCCCGAGCAGCTGACGCCTTGGGTCTTTCTGCCCGTTCATGAGAGATACCCTCCAAGCCAAAGCCCGCCGGCGAACATCGCCATACCGATACATCCTTGCCGAAGTATCTGGCTCATTGGAATGAGGTTGCAATCGCTGGCGCCGGCTGTGCCGAGCACCAGGAAGAAGCCGAGCGCTGCGACGATCCCACAGACTCTTTCAAATCGCTTTTGTGCCATGCGCTCACCCCCAGATATACTCGCGGCAGAACACATGATCTCCGATTTTCCCCCAGACGCGGTCGTTCTCCCCGTTGCGGGAGAAGAAAACCACATCGGCATCGAGGATCGTATCTCCGTACAGCGCTCCGGCGATTGCGTCATACTGCGCCTGCGTTGGTGTAGCTGAACCGATGCCGTAAATGGTGGAGAACTGCGGAACACTGCTGTCCTCGCCCTGGTGGAGCACATCATGGACGGTATCGGGAAAGCCACTGTGCAGCACTCGGTTGAAAACGACCTCGACCACGGCCTGCTGACCCTCGGCGCTCTGATTGCCTGCTTCCAAGAATACGATTGCCGCCAGCTCTTGAAGCTCCTCGTCGGTCATGTCAATGTTTATGTATCGTGCGACGCGGGCGGGCGTTTCTGCCGTAGGCGTAACTTGCTCAGCTTCCTGCAAATCGACTTCCAGAAGCTCCACAGGCGTTGCAACGGCAGGGTTTTCTAACTTGCCGGTAGCCTGCTCCGGCGTAAGGTCTGTGCTGATGGTGCCAATACGGAGAGCTACAATGCCAGTCAGAACCGCGAGCAAGCAGATAAGCAGTACCAGCGAAGCCCTCCTTTTCACTTTTCGACTCATGTTTTTCCTCCTATCTGCTTCATGCCCGGGTTGACCGCCTTGCGCTGGCCAGAACCGAGGGCGCTTTTTTCGCGTATGATTTTCTCGTAGGCAGCGCAAAACTCGGAGTAGTTGTATTTTTCATAGGTCTTAACCGTTCCATCTCCGAGCGTATGTGTTTCGACAATTACCAAGCGGGACGGTCCGCCAATAGCTGCGATGGCGCGGCTGACATCCGAGCCTTCCGGCCACCCCTGCGCCGCTTCCTCCGGAGTCTTGCCTAACTGCATATCCAGCCGAAGATGGCTCCAGGCCATGTCGATTGATGCGCTGACCTCGGACTGTACCTTTTCGGCCTTTTCCCGAAACTCTGCGATGCTCGGCGGAAATTTGCATTCCCTGCACAGCTTTATCACCGCTTGCTGGCCCTGCCAGAAGTCCACATCTGGGAGGCAGGCAGTCCAAAGTTCGATGGTGGGCCCGAGCTTCTGAACGCCGCCCTTGAACATTTCGGCGTTGGGCCACGCCAGAAGCATCACCGAGAATATCTCGGTCATCTCTTTTCGGGTCATAGCTCGTCCTCACTGAACAGCCCATGGAGGGCCTGCAGGTCACTGACCGCGCCGGCGCTCGCACTCGGGCGCTGCTGTCGCGCTTGTGAACCGTCATTTTCCAAGCCCCAGCGGCCACGGCTACACTTGCGGATGACCAGGTTCCAGTCCTTCCACTTGTTTTTGTTGCCGTTACTCTGGGCGCTTTCATCGACATAGGTAATGCAGCGGGTCAACTCGGCCTCGCCTAAATCGTCCAGCAGGCGTTCGTATTCTTCGGCGCTGAGCCGCACCCAGCCGTAGGCCCCGTACTTATGCCGCGTAACATCGGGGCGCTCGTCCTCGGCTGGGTTGTACTGTGCAGTGACGGTCGTGCGCTCGTTGTAGCGCGCGGCCAGGTACTCACGGAAGCGGTCATTCTCGACCTTGCGGATTTCACCCAGCAGAGGTTTATTGAGCTTTTCGGATGTAGACCAGTTATACCGGCACCAGTTGAGGATCAGCAGCTCTTTCGTCTGCGCGCTGTACCGAATGACATTGTGCGCGTTGTCCAGGCGTTTCAAGAGGCGTTCTACGGAGTCGTTGTTGTAACCCGTTTCGTTGGCAATCTGCTTGATGCTGACCTCGTAACACCCACAGAGATTGGTGTGCGGGTTCGTCATGCAGTAGAGGTAGATGTACCGATCTTCGGGTGTGAAGTCATCAACGACCTTGCTGTCCTGCCAAAAATCCATGCTGATATTCCGATAGCTCGCCATAGTATGTCACCTCCTTTGGTGGGTTGCCGCCCGGTTTCCCGGGCGGCCGTATCAGAACGGCAGTTCGCCGTCATCCTCGTCCATCTCGGTGAAGTCACCGCCATAGTCCGAAGCGGGGTATCCGCCGGGAGCGGCGCCGTAGGAACCGCCTGGAGCACCGTAGCCCTGACTCTGCGGGGGATATCCACCTTGCGATCCATAGCCGCCCTGCTGATAGCCGCCGCCGTCACCATCGCGCTTGGAGTCACCGAAGTAGACATTTTCGGCCACAATCTCAGCGGAACGCCGCTTGTTGCCGTTGTTGTCCTGCCAGTCGCGGATCTGCAGACGCCCCTCCACCACAGCCATGCGGCCCTTGGCGAAGTATTTGCAGACGAATTCAGCGGTCTGGCGCCATGTAACGATGTCGATGAAGTCCGTCGCTTTTTCGCCGGTCTGCTTGTCCTTGAAGTCACGATCCACCGCCAGGGAGAAGCCTGCCACGGAAAGGCCGGATTGCGTACGGCGCAGTTCGGGATCGCGGGTCAAGCGACCCATGACGATGATTTTATTCAGCATCGGTCGTAGCCTCCGGCTTATCAGCCGCCTTTTCCACCAGCATCTTCATGCGGCGCAGCGTACTGCGCGCCTGCTGAATAGCTTCCAGCACCTTGTCGGTGTTGTAGCTGTTGTTGCCCATAATGGTTTCCTCCAGCACATCGCGCTCGGTTTCGGCGCGGATCAGCTCCTCGTAGCGATCCTGGGGGACGAGCACGAAGCCCGGCTCAAGCATCAGATCCGCCACCAGCTCGGAGGGGGTCTTTCTGTTATCTTCCATAGCGATCTCCTTTCCGCTCTCTTTCGATGATTTCAATAGCCTTGCGGCACTGGCCGACATCGAACATTCCGATGTGGGTCTTTTCTACCGGCAATCCCATCTTCTGGGCGAGCCAGCCATAAGCTGCGTTACGATGACCGCGGAAGCGACCGTACTTCCACAGGGGGTCAAAAGCGGCGTGAGCGGCCTTTTTCCAGTTCCGCAGCTCCGCATTGGCGAGCCGGCCGAGGGGCTTGTCCGTGCCCTTGTGAACGCCGACATACGCCATGCAGTTTCGGCAGAGGTAGATTTTGCCGTAGCTCCTCCCGTAAATGATTTTGCTGTCGACAAACTCGGCCTCGCGGCCGCAGTAGTCGCAATAAACTTTCCTCACGGTTGCCATTCCTCCTTGTACTTGGCAATCTGCTCGGGAGTGTCGGTTTCAATGCCGAGCTCCTGGCATTCGGAAATGATACCGTCCAGAAAAACGCTCATTTCCTTGGTGGAATATTCGCTGGTGCCTTTGATGGCACGGTAATGAATGAATTTCTTCCCATCGACATAGCCAACGCCGGTTTCTGCGTAGTGGCGCGCCACCAACGCAGGCGGGACGCCCTCACGCAGAGAAAACAGCACCTTGCACTCGTTTCCGGCATCGTCGATGTAGCTCTCGCCGGTACCGTAGCGCCGGAGCATATCCTCGTAAACGGAGTCCTTGTCCGACTTGACCGCCACGGCCAGCTGTTCAATCAGCGACCATGCGTAGTTGTTGGCGTTGAGGCTCCGAGGCGTGACCCGCTTCTTGATGGAAAAGGTGACTTCCTTTTCGCCGAGGGCATCCCAGAGCTTTTTACAGCTCTCGCGGGTGGTAATGGTGAGCACGCTTTCGCCAGTGCGGGAGAACGACCATTCTTTCAGCTTGCCGTTCATAGCGCTTTCCACTTCTCCTTGTAGACTTCGAGCAGATCGACCGCCCGCAGCCAGTCGAGAAAGTCCGAAATAACCGGGAAAATGCTGGGCGTGTCCTCGCGGCGATAGGTTTCCGGCCACACGGCGCTTCCGTTGCTGGCAAGGTAGGTAAACTGCCGGGCTTCGGGGATCAGCTCAAAGTAAGTGGGGTGCTGTGTGCTGGAGAAGTATTTGCCGACGTCATAGCTCTTGGTGAACTTGATGTCGATGATATTTCCGGCTTTCAGGCAGTCCAGCCGCCCATACAGAAGCAGGTTCATACCTCCGACCTCGATGGGCTTTTTCGCCCTGTACTGGAGGACACCGCCAGAGCAGCGGCGCGCTACCTTTTCGGCGGCGTCATACCACTGAGCATTCGGATCGGCGCGGCCGGCGAGAATGGCCGTTACCAAATTCTCGAAGTCGATGCCATTCTGCATGGCTTCGGTCGTGGGGGTAGGCTCCCGGCGCAGGGTCAGCATGAACTCGCCCATCGGGTCGCGCTCTGTGGTCAAATCCTCGTAAGGGTTCTCTTTCATGGTGTAGAGCCAGGAGGCCAGAAGCGAATGCGTCATCAGATAGCGAGCCAATTACTCCGCCTCCTTCTCCTCTCCCGGCGCCGGCGTGTACTTCTTCAAAACCTTGTCGAAGAACAGGCCGCATTCCTTGATTTTCTTGTTCCAGATGACGCCCAGCTCCTTGTTGGAGGTCAGCGCGTGCTTGATGGCCTGGTACTTCGGCATAGCCGCATTTGCGGTGTCGGCATCAACAATGCCGGCGATGATGGCGGTACCCTCGACCATCGCGGCCTCGTAGGTAGCTTGGTCAACGGCGTTCTGCTCGACTTCGGCAGTCGCCTTGGCGTTGTACTCGTCGAACAGCCGCGTGAGGAAGTCGTTCGGGCTGGTCGGGCCGAGCGCGGGGATTTTGCGAATGCCGGAGATGCCGCGCGTACCCTTGGCAAAGTAGCGCTCGCAGTTGGAGAAGCCGATGGTGCGGTCGTTGCCGTAAATCTCCACGAAGCCGCCCAGATCCATAGGCTCCCAAACATTGTTCTTGGTCTGGCCCTCGACCTTGATGCGGAGGCGGGTGTTGTCTCCGTCTTTCTCCTCGGTGGCGTGGAACACGATGACGATGTTCTTCTGCAGCTCATAGAAGCAGTAGTCCATCAGCCGAACGAATTCCTTGCCGACGAAGCCATAGCCCTTGAGGGAGAGACTACCGTCGCGCTGACCATACTTCGGGTCTTTCTTGATGGCCCACAGAGACATGAGGGAAATAAGCTTGCCACCGGTGTCAAAGACAAGGGTATCGAAGTCCTGGAGGTTCATGGGAGTGAGGTCGCCCAGGATTTCGTCATAGCTCTTGGGCTGGATGTACGGCTTGCGGTAGCGCGGCTCGATACGGTCAATGCCGAAGTCCACATCAATGTGCAGCGGGTTCGGGGCGGACAGCGCCAGCGTGGACTTGCCAATGCCGGGGTAGCCAGCAATCAGCATACGGATCTTCTTCGCGCCCTCCTGGATATCGTTGGGGTTTCTAATCATTGTGATAGCTCCTTTCAGTCGGTAGCGGCTTCGCGCCGCAGGGTGATGATTTCGTGACACCGGAAGCCAAAATTGCCTTTCCGGTACATTTCAGTCAGCTTGAAGTGCTCCTCGTCATAGATGCTGGAGCAGTTCACCAGGCCCTCGGTCTTGTCGGGGTGGTAGGCTCTGAACGCGGCGCAGGCCGCATGGCCATCCGGGGCATCGACTTCCGTCCAGCCGCCGACAAACGGCTGACCGTCCGTGCCGTAGGTGAAGAAATACCTTGCCATTACCGCGCCTCACTTTCCCACTTGACCCCGCCGCCACTTACGGCGGAAATCAGCGCGCCGAGGCATTTGAGGTCGTCATCGTCCAGACCGATGATGTCGCGCTCGCCCTCGACAAAGCCTTCTTTGCAGAGCACGAGATTGCCGACGATTGGGTTTCCGTGGCGGAAGCTCTCATAGAGAATGCTCCCGAGCAGGTTCAGCGGCAGGCCGAGCAACAGGCCCTCCTCGTTGACGATCATGCAATACGGGGCGGGCAGCAGCTTCGGGTGGACAACCTCGATCCAGCCGCCGACCGTCTTTCCGATGCTCTCATGCAGCGGGGCGGTGTATTCCTCCGTCCGCATGAGGTTGTCTGTGGTGATAACCAGTCCTTTCATCATTACTCCTTTCCGGGGAAGCACTCTGGCTCCTCCCAGGCGTCAGACTGCTTGATGCAGATATCGCAGCCGACGATATTCAAATCTTTGTCTTTGTAGATGTCCTCGCACTCTTCACCGCAGATGGGGCAACGCGGGTATTCCGGCTCTTTGCCGTTTGGGTAGCCGGTGCGCTCCATGTTCTGGATGACGGGATGATCCGGCAGGTCGTAGCTCATTCGGCGTCACCTGCCTTTGCGATGTAGCGGCGAACAATGGCGGTCAGCCAGTCCTGCGTGGTAGCGTAGCCATCGGCGGCAATAAGCTGTTGCAACGCCTCGTAGTCAGCAGTTTCAAGCCTTGCCGAGATACGACAGGTCAGACGGTGCGCGTCTTTCTTGGCGGCTTTGCGCTGCTCCACGACCTCCGGGGCGAAGTGCGCGTAAAGCGCAGCCATCGCATCCGGACGCAGGCTTACGCCGTAAACCTCGCCGTTTTCGCATTTGCTCTGGACGGTCTTGTCGTACTTGGGATAAATCTGCTGCACGACAGCGACCATGTCCTTGGCGGGGATCTGTTTGGAAAGCCGCAGCTCTCTCAACTCTTCAGCCACGGTCGCACCTCCTCCGCCCTTGACTTAGGGCAAAACGGTTGATAAACTGGCAATGGGTAAGCATTTGCCCGAGGTCGTTCCCGATGCAGCGGGGCGGCCTCTTTTTTCGTTTCGCGGCAATCACAGGCTTCGCCCGGGTCATTATTGCTCCCGCAAAGCGGGCAAGTCCGGTAATATGCCATTCTTTCAGCTCCTTTCATTTCGCGGCTTTGGCCGCGTGTCTGGCGGCAGTCCTCGCGTCCAGCGCCTCCCGGCCTCCCGGCTGGCGCAGTATCGAGTGGATCAGGTCCAGCGTCGCGGCGGCCATGTTGTCCCGCATGAACTCGGGAATGTCTTCTGTGCGGATATGTACTTCGTCTACCAGCTCACCTTCGAGGGGTATCGGGCAATCGTTGCAACAGCGAGTGCTGCTCAAATCGGTCACCTCCTCGTCAAGTGTTTAGCCGATTAAACACCCTCGGTAAAAAAAATACGGTCTACGCTGGTGTTGAGTGCCTGCGCGAGCTTGACCAGCGTTTTCGAGGTCGTAGTCCGATCCACGCCATTTTCAAGCGCAGAGATGGTGCCACGGCTCACTCCGCTCTTTTCCGCAAGCTCTTCTTGGGTCATTTTCAGAGCTTCGCGCAGTTCCTTGATCTTGTAGCCCACTTGAATTCCTCCTTTCTT